TGACATGGAAGCACATGCATATGACAGGCTTTACTGGATGGATTTGCGACAGAGAGGAATAAAAGAAGATCTCGAAAAATTGAAGGAGAGAGTAGCGGAATTGGAAAAAGCCCGGCATGATACTTAATTTTTAGTGTTTGTAGTTCCTATTTAAGTGGCATTTAGTTACTCCATCTTCTGTTCCATCCCATCTAATTTGAGAACGAAGTGGGCAACTATGAGAGATCCATAGTAATAAATCTCATTTGGGATTGATACTCGGACGCGGCAACGTCCTGTGAGGAGATTGTACCACAGATGGAGAAATAAAGAAATGTAACAAGAAAGGCGGTGGTCATATGCCTAGAGTAACCATCAAGAAAAAAGAATACAAAGTCAGCGATTTCAGCAAATGGATTGTTGGGAAGATGTATGAGAAGGAGTTAACTCAGGCAGATTTAGCGAAAATGATCGGGATTACCCAGCCGGCATTTAGTAATCGGTTGAAAAAAAGTTTGTTCAGCTATTCGGATATGCTGATTTTGTTCAAGGAGTTGGAAGTTTCCGATTCGGAGATTCTTACTTTGATGAAATTATGAGGGGAGGTGGTAGTGTGTGAGACGTTTATCTAAAATCATCATGGCAACCGGCGGCACCATATCAATGCTTGCCATGTGCTGTCTCGACAGCGACGGAGTGTACATGTACTATGCCGGAGCAGTCTATATCCTTGGTGGATTTATCGCCGGAGCTGGATATGGGTTGAGAGTTCTGTCGGAGCACAGGAGAGAGACGCAGATCGAGTTGCTTTATTTTCGGCAGGCGGACAAGCTGGACGGAGATATGGAGCTGATCGAGGACAAAAAAATAGCACCCTGAAAATTCTTTGGCGAGAACAGGTGCTATTTCAATCGTGGAAATACCAAGTATTTCTGTGTTTATTGTAACACTGGAATTGAGGTTGTGTCAATGTATGAGAAACAATGCAAACGCTGTGGATATTTCATGGATCCGGGCGAAGGTCGTAACGGAGTGTGTGATGACTGCATAACCGGAGAGACAGAATGGCAGGAGCGTGAAAAACAGATGGAGCGGATGATCCGGGCAACGGATTGGACGCAGATGGAAATGGAGGAATTTATAAGTGTCAAAAATTAAGTTGTGCAGTAAGGATGAGGAAAATCTTATTGAAGAGTTGCAGCATTTGAGTGAGGTTTTAGAAGAAATCGGCGTTGAGGGAGTGGCAGCGATTGTCTGTACATCCAACGGAGATATAAGAAGCAGGTTTTGTCTCAATACTGAGACAGAATTATCCATCATGATTGAGAACGATGGGGACAAAGTGACAAGAGAATACAGATATTAAAGGAGATCAAGCATGAGTAATATTACAAAAATTAAAATCAAAAATCTTTTCGGAATCAGAGAGTATGAGGCAGATGGAAGTTCTTTAGAGCTGTCCGGTAAAAATGGTACAGGCAAGAGCTCTGTGCTGGATGCAATTAAGTACGCGCTTACCAATAAGAGTGATCGCGACTATATCGTACATAAGGGAGAGAACGAGGGCGAGATTATCGTTGAAACGGATACCGGACTTTCCATTGATCGTAAGGTCAGAATAGGAAAGGCACCTTATAAGTCAGTGAAAAGAGATGGTTTAGAGGTAGGAAGTCCAGAAGCGTTTTTAAAGGAATTATTCACACCGTTGCAGTTGAATCCTATCGAGTTTATGAACATGGATAAAAAGCAGCAGAATGCGATCATCCTTGATATGATCGAGTATCCGTGGGATATGAACAAAATCAAGGAGTGGTTCGGGGAGATTCCGGCGTGGGTTTCTTACGATCAGAACATTCTTTCTGTGCTGAATGATATTCAGGCAGAGAACGGCGATTATTATCAGAACCGCCGTAATATTGACCGCGATATCAGAAATAAAAAAGCTTTTGTGGAAGAGATCGCAAATGGTATCCCAGTTGGATATGACGTTGAAAAATGGGAACAGGCAAGCGCCGGAGATATTTATCGTCAGATCGAGCGTATGCAGAAAGAAAATCAGACCATCGAGAGAGCAAAACTGTTGAGAGACAGCCGTGACAGTAAGATCAGGAAATTTGATGCTGACCGTGAGATTGAAATCACAGCATTAGATCGTGAGATTTCCAATCGGGCAAATCAGATTGATAAATCTATTGCATCCTTGAAAGAACAGATCAGGGCGTATGAAACAGAAAAAGAATCACTTGCATCCAAGAAACAGGACAAATTGGAAGTCATTGAGCAGACATATAAAGCAAATGTGGCACGTTTTGATGCAGAGATTGCCGAGTATGCAGAATATGCAGACAGGCAGCCGCAGGATGTTGCGGCATTACAGGAGCAGGCACAGGAGATTGAAAAAATGCAGTCTCATATCAATGAATATAAAAGAATGCTCCGTTTGCAGAGTGAGATCGAGGAAATGCAGGTACAGTCACAGGAGCTTACGGACAAGATTGAGAAAGCGAGAACGCTTCCTGGGGAAATCCTTGCAAACTGCACGATCCCGATTGATGGTTTGACTGTTGAGAACGGAACGCCGTTAATTAACGGCTTACCGGTATCGAATCTGTCTGAAGGAGAAAAGCTGGATCTCTGCATTGATGTGGCGATTCAGAATCCGAATGGTTTAAATATCATCCTGATCGATGGGGTTGAGAAACTGGCAACGGATCTTCGTGAAAAACTCTATCAGAAATGCAAGGACAAAGGATTACAGTTTATTGCAACCAGAACAACGGACGATGACACAATGACAGTTGTTACGTTATAGGAGGTGTGGCATGGATAATATGGTATCAGTAGGGCAGCAGACGGCAGTTGCACCTAAGACATCACAGACAGAAATGATGGTAAACAGACAGACACAGGAAGTTCAGGGTGCCATTTTTATGGCTAAGAAGTTTCCCAGAGATGAATATGAAGCAATAGAAAAGATAAGAAGGAGTTGTCAGAGAGCCACGTTAGCAGAACAGGCAATTTATTCATATCCAAGAGGCGGGCAGAATGTCAGCGGACCATCGGTCCGTCTGGCGGAGTCATTAGCTCAGAACTGGGGAAACATCGACTATGGAATTATCGAGTTAGAGCAGAAAGACGGAAAATCAGAAATGATGGCATATGCGTGGGATTTAGAGACAAATACCCGTGTGACAAAGATTTTCGGTGTTGAGCATAAAAGGGATACAAGAAATGGATCGTATGCGCTTACTGACAGCAGGGATATTTATGAGGCTACCGCAAACTTCGGTGCAAGAAGAATGAGAGCCTGTATACTTGGAGTTATTCCGGGAGACGTTGTAGATATGGCTGTTAATGAATGTAAAGAAACACAGAAAAAAAGCTATGGAGAACTTCCGAGTCAGGAAAAGATTAACAAGATTGAAAAGCTGTTTAAAAAAGATTTTGGAGTTACAAAAGAACAGATCGAAAAATATGCAGGACGGAACATGGGAGATTTTGGTGCTGACGAGTGTACCGACTTATGGGGAGTATACACAGCTTTGAAAAACGGACAGGCAAAGGTAGAGGATTATTTCCCTGTTGAAAAAGAAGTGCCGGATCCATTCGCAGATTCCAGACAGGCACAAATCGCAAAAGAAGCATCGGAGGTATTTGATAATGTTATTAACGAGTGAGAATTATTACAGCCGTGAGGCAAATGAAGAGTATTTATCTGTCAGCCAGTATAAAGATTTTATGGGTACATACGGCAAGCCTGGCTGTGAAGAATATGCCCTTTCAAAGTTAAATGGTACATGGGTGGAGGCTATGGAAGATTCCACAGCATTGATGGTCGGTTCTTATGTAGATGCACATTTTGAGGGAACGCTTGATTTATTCAAAGCGCAGCATCCATGCATGTTTAAAAAGGATGGAAATCTGAAAGCCGAGTATGTAAAGGCAAATGAGATGATTAACCGATGTGAAAGGGATGCACTGTTTATGCAGTACATGAGTGGCGAAAAACAGGTCATCATGACAGCGGATATGTTTGGTGCAAAGTGGAAAATCAAAATTGACAGTTACCATCCAGGCAAATGCATTGTGGATCTGAAAACCTGTCAGAGTATTACCAAGGAATTTTATCATCCAGATACAGGACACCTTAATTTCCTTGCAGAATGGGGTTATTACATTCAGGGCGCAGTTTATCAGAAAGTTGTTGAAATCAATACTGGAAAGAAGCTTCCATTTTTTATTGCAGCAGTCTCAAAAGAAAAAGAGGCTGATATACAGGTGATCGCTGTGGAACAGAGCCTGCTTGATGAAGCACTTACAGAGGTTGAGCAAAACGTATCAACAATCCTTATGCTGAAAAGTGGAGCAGTAGAGCCGATGCGTTGTGAACATTGTGATTACTGCAAGCATACGAAAGTATTGAATAGACCTATCTGGTCAAGTGAATTGATCGGGGAGGTGTAGATGAAAGATTCTATTGTTATTGATATGAGTTATGCCGGATATGATATGATCGACGGCACGCCGAACGTGCACAGGCATCATATCTTTGAGGGGACAGCGAACCGCCGGTTATCGGACGAAGATGGTTTGTGGGTGCCGTTATCCTATGAGCATCATGAGGGGAACATGAGCGTGCACCGTAATAAGGAAATGAGTGTGTTGATGCACATTATCGGTCAGCTTGCATGGGAAAAGCATTATATCGTAGAACATGAAGATGTGAGCGAGGATGATGCCAGGGATGCTTTCCGGAAGAGATATGGAAAAAGTTATTTGTAGGGTTGAAACACCTTAAGAAACAGTTCGTGTGAAAAATAATATATCACAGTATTATTAAGAGCCATGATCTCCGGTGCCGATGGGTGCCGGAGGGAAAGGAGAAAAAGTTGAATTTAGAGCAGAAAATTACCTCGGTTGAGGTTTCCGAGATGGTCGGAAAAGAACATAAAGAATTATTAAGAGACATCAGAAGATATGCAAAGCAATTTGCCGAGAGCAAAATTGCGCTGGGCGATTTCTTTGAGGAAAGTGAGTACAAAGATGCCAATAACCAGAGCAGACCATGTTATCTGGTAACAAAGAAAGGTTGTGAATTTATCGCACATAAGCTGACAGGAGTTAAGGGAACAGAGTTCACAGCGAAATACATCAATCGTTTTCATGAAATGGAAGAGGCAGTTAAAAAGCCACTTACCGCATTTGAACAGATTGCTTTGATTGCACAGGGGACGATGGAACTCGAACAGAAAGTTGAGAATGTAGAACAGAAAGTACATTCCATCGAGAACGATATACCGCTGTTTGGTGTGGAGTCGGACGAGATCTCAGCCCATGTAAAACGTATGGGTGTGCAGTTATTAGGCGGCAAACAGTCAGAAGCCTATAAGGATACAGCAATTCGTAAAAGAGTTTACACAGATATATATAACCAGTTAAAGCGTGAATTTGGATTATATGACGATGACGGCAAGACAAAGAGTTATAAGGCATTGAAAAGAAAAGACCTTGCAGAAGCACATGAGTTTGTTGATTGTTATACACTTCCGGCATATCTCGCGGAACAGATCAGGGACTGCAATGCACAGATCAGAATAGGCGGTGCGGATGGAGTATAAATTTACGATCGATTTAAAACCGATCACGAAGAAAAACAGTCAGAGGATCATTAAAAACCCAAAAACAGGACGCCCTAAAATAATACAGTCAGCAGCGTATATGAAATATGAAAAGCAGTGCAAGCCGTATATGCCGCATATAACTACCATCGATCGCAAAGTAAATGTAAAAGCCGTGTATTACATGCCAAACAACCGAAAAGTCGATCTCACAAACCTGCATGAGGCTTTGCATGACATTTTAGTGCACTACAAGGTACTGGCAGATGATAATTACAAGATCATCGTTTCTACGGATGGCAGCTATGTAGATGTTGACAAATGGCATCCACGAACAGAAGTGACAATAACGGACTTGGAAACGGGGTGATGTCTTGAATTACTTAGCTGAGATAAAAGCATTTTACGACAGGCTCGAACTAAACCCGCAGCCCAACACTGTGATCGCCTTATGGCATGCTTTGATGTCCATAGCGAATAAGGCAGGGTGGCCAGATACGTTTACGGTAGCTTCGTCAGTCCTTGGACTTCGGTCTGGATTAAATGCATCAGCGTTAAAAAGAGCGAGGAATAAACTTGCGACGGATGGTTTTATTGAGTGGAAAGCAAGGGGAGGAAATCTTTCGGCACAATATAAGATAAAAAGTCTTGTGGTTCAAAATTATTATAAAAATGAACCACAGTGTGAACCACAAAGTGAACCTATTAATAAACAAAGACATAAACAAAAACATAACACACCCCCTATATCCCCCGTGGAGCAGTTTGAGGAATTTGCCGCAGCCTATCCAAAACGGTGTACTGGCTATTTTGTTGAAACAGAATACTGCAATGCGGTACTGGCTGGTGTACCGGAAGATGATCTGGTACTGGCAGCACAGAATTATGCAGATACATGCAGGCGGGAGAAAACAGCAGAGCGATATATCAAAAAGCCGGAGAACTGGCTTCGCGAAAATTTATTTATGCAATACCTGAAAGGAGAGGACCATGGATCAACTGGAAGAAATACTGGAACGCATGAGAAATCACTCAACGAACTCATGCAGGAACGCGGAGACACCGGAGAGTTCCAGGGATTCTGATGTGTGTCCGATCTGCAATGGGGATGAATGGATACTGGTAAAAAAGGACGGTGTTGAGCGGGCAGTACCATGTAAATGCCGCGAACGTGCGGTGATGTCAAGGCGGTTACGGTTTGCGGATATACCGGAGGCATTCCGGGGAATGGATTTAAAGACGTTTCGGATGGATGCGTACCGGAACCCAGACAGTAAAAAGAAAGTGTCAGATGCCTGTAAGATTATAAAAACCTATCTGGATGATTTCGAGAACCAAAAAGAACAGGGTATGGGACTTTTTATCTGGTCCCGAACTAAGGGTAGCGGAAAAACCCGGATTGCTGCAGGGATCGCCAATGAACTTATGAAAAGTTACGCAGTCAAGTTTGCGGTATCGCTGACCATTTTGCAGGAGATCAAGAATACATGGCGAAAGGATGCAGAATACAGCGAGAGCCGCTTGCTGGATGCACTTAGTACCGCAGATGTGTTGATTATTGACGATTTTGGTGTGGAATGTCCGGCGGACTGGATCAACGACAAACTGTATCAGATCATCAACGAGCGTTACATAAACCGGAAAGTGACGATTTTTACAAGCAATGAATCACTGGAAACATTGCAGTATGATGACCGCGTCACGAACCGGATCAAAGAACGGACGTACCAGATCGCATTCCCGGAGGAGTCGGTGCGGGATCATATCGCAGAGCGGCACAGGGAAGAGATGATAGAAAAAGTGATGAAAGGACGGAACAATGGGTAAGAGAAAAGGACAAAGCATGTATTCGCCGTACCGGGATGAGATTATAAAAGCATTGGATAAGGGAATGACGGTTAAAGAGATTTTCCGTGAGATTATCTATCCGGCTTTTAATGGTGGCTGCGAGTATGGTGGATTTGTTTATTACATCAATGCAAATGATTTACGGAATGCCACAGATAATGATGGATACGAGGTAGCACCGGAGTGTAACAAATGCGAAAGCCGGGGAATGATGAAACGCGTTGACGAGGATATGAAAGCGTTATGTTACTGCCGCAGGGAAGAAAGAGAGATATGCAGGCTGATTAAGAGTTCCCCGCGCTGGTGCCCGAAGAGAGATCAGAAGAGGCAGGGGGAGATATAAATGTGGAAAGAAGGTAAGAAACGCCGCACAATTATCGGAAAAATGAATAATAACTTGTCAATGCCGACAAAGCACCCGGACCAGGATGCGTTGAAAAGATTCAGAGAAGTACCGTATCAGTTGCGGTATGGGAAGGAGAAGAAAGATGCTGAATAGAGAGAAGTATGCAAAAGAGATTATTGAAATCGCGTGCAATGGGGGGAACATTGCCGTCGTTAATGGAAAGCTGGAAAATTGCAGAAAAACACAGTGCAACGAGTGTAATTTTAATGGCGGCACAATAAGAGATTGTGAAATAAAGACGAGAAAATGGGCGAATAGCGAATATGTCGAACCGATTGAACCGCCGGTTGATTGGAGTAAAGTTCCGGTCGATACACCAGTGTTGGTAACAGATCGAAAAGATGCTGCTGAGTCAGAATGGAAAAAGAGATATTTTGCAAAATATGAAAACGGAATGGTGTACACTTGGGCGAACGGCGCAACGTCATGGAGCGGAGAAATTGTATCTAGTTGGATGTATGCCAAGCTGGCAGAAAGCGAAGAGGTAAACAGGATTCTGGCAGAGGAAGAAAAGACTGGTGGGTGGATTCCGGTAACAGAGAGACTGCCGGAGGATGATAAATATATCATGATTTCATTTGAAAATTTTACATTGCCGGACATTGGCAGATATGAAGCTGATAAGGACGGAAACGGTGCATTTTATCCGGGGGACGATGAGAAAAGTTATGTGGAATACGATTTGTTCGTGAATGCTTGGATGCCACTGCCGGAGCCGTACAGGGAAAGCGAGGAAAGTCATGATTGAGTGTATAAGAACTGCGGCACGGGATAGCAAAACGGAACGCATTAAAGTTTCTTGCCTAGATGTTATCGTCACAACGACAGGGAAAGCGCCGTATTACGAAATTAAGTACAAGGAAATCGGAGAGGACTATTATCATGTTGGCTACAGTTCCTATAAGCTAGAAAATGTTTTAGCTTGGAAAGGTGAGTGCTTTGAGATTGTGAAAGAATGCAGACCGCAGACCAATGCAGACCGGATCCGGAGCATGACGGACGAGGAACTTTTAGATTTCCTTTGCTCAATCGAAACATATGAGCAGGGTAGTGTAAAGACCATTGAGGGCGGTGTAGCAATGTGTTCTGTTACAGAGGTGGAACAATGGCTTAAGGCAGAAAGTGAGGGATAGCATGGAGAGATTAACATATGTGGCAGAGAATGGAGAAGTTTTATTTCATCCAGCAGATTTACCGGATGATGAGGGAATTACCATTACCCAGCTTGCGAAAGATGGAAGATACAAAGCCCTGGAAGAGATTGCGGAAAGACTTGCAAATAGAGAGCAAGCCGAAGAGCAGGGATTACTTCTGCGGTTGCCGTGCAAGGTGGGAGATACCGTTTATGTAGATAGTGCGATTCTTCCAATAATTGACCATAAGATTCCCTCATATTTTCCGGCACGAATTGTTTCATTCCGCTTTGCAAAAAGAAACTGGATGAAGATTGCGGTTAAGGCAAAATGGTTGCATAAATGGATTGACAATGAAACAGGTCCGGAAAGTGCTTATATAGATAGTGAGAAAAAATTTACGATTTCATTGTCTGGTATTGGCAAAACAGTATTCCTCACAGAATCTGAAGCCGAAGCCAAGCTGAAAGAAATGGAGGGGGAAAGCGATGTATTGTGATGGAAGATGTCAGTATTTGAACGAACGTAAACACAAATGTGAGTTGACCGGAGAAAAATTGACTTACATGAAACAGACCGGAAGTATTTCATTTTCCGTGCATGAACACAGAGGAGTTTGTAAAGGAAAAAAGGTGGAACGCGATGGAGAATAGATTTTTATCCCGTGCAAAGCGGATTGATAACGGAGAATGGGTACAAGGAAATCTTATACGGTCAAGTGATGCCGAAGATGGTTATGAAGCAATTATCATTCCAACAAATGATAGCAATATGTATACAAAAGGTGGGAGTAGAGGAGATTTAGGATTTGAAAATTGGCACAGGGTAAATGAAACTACCATCTGCCAGTGCACCGGATATGAGGGAATCTATGAGAAAGATATCTTCCGGTGCGAAGATGAAGATTACGTTATCAAATGGTCAGATGATTCGTTGAGTTGGGAAGCCGTATCCCTGTTTACTGACGTAAGTGTTTCCTTAGCAGAGCTCAATCCGGATTATATAGATGTTATTGGAAACGAGATTGATAATCCGGAACTGTTGGAGGTGTAGGATGCCGAGAACCATAGCGTATAGAGCGGGAGGATTTACAAATTGTGGAATCGGTTACACAAAATTCAGTCAAGAGGAATTGGCAGAAATGAAAGATAGAGTCATGACGGAGAGTGAATCAATAACAAAAAAATATTGCAGTACATGTAAATACTACGCTGAATATGAGGGCGTTTGTTGCAATGGAGACAGTGAACACTGTGCAGATTTCCGTGGACTGGATGATACATGTGAGAAATGGAAGGAAAACGAAGAATGAATGAAGAACTTAAACCATGCCCGTTCTGCGGCGGAAAAGCAATGTTCTTTACCATTGTAAATAAGTCATCACATTCGGATGTTGGAGTAATGTTCAAAATCAAATGTATGAAATGCGGAACAGAACTTCCAAAAAGCTATGAATGTGAGATGTATATGGATCAGGACGGTGGAATCAGAACAGGAAAAGACGAGCGAACAAAAGCAACTACAGATTGGAACAGGAGAGCAAACAATGAGACTGATTGATGCGGATGCACTAAAGAAAGATTTAAAATCGGTTACTTTAAGCAATGGAACTTTAGTAAATACAAATGCAGTATTGTATTTACTAGAAGAATATCCGACCGCCTATGACCCGGACAAGATTGTGGAGCAGTTGGAAAATGAGAGAAAGTTTTGGGAGAATGCATATAACAGGAATTTGGGAAAAGAGAAAGCAAGAAGTTATGAGCACGCAATCGAGATTGTGAAAGGCGGTGGAGTAAAGTGACAAGAGAAGATAAAGAAGCAATTTTAAATAGTTTTGACGAAACAATGATACAACCGGATGAAGCAATGAACCTCACAGAAATGAGAGCATATGTAAAAGGTTTTGAAGATGCTAGAAATGCAATGTTTGATGCGACTGACAAGTTTTATCGAAGTAATAAGACGGATTAGAACCGTAGAGAAGAGGTGCACTGATATGTCAAAAGCAGTATTAGTTATGGATATGCCGGAACAGGTGTGCCAGAAATGCACATTGTGCTATGAGACAGAGAATGATGACGAATATCTGTGCTGTGCGACAGGAAAACTTGTACCAGACGGAAAAAAGCCGGATTGGTGTCCACTCCGGGAACTGCCGGAGAAAAGATACCAGAGTTGAAATCTGGTTATGAAGATCTCAGCATATCAATACGTCGGGTGGGTTGGAATGCCTGCTTAGATGAAATTTTGAAATAAAAAAGGAGTGAGAGGTTTTCCGTTAGATTGGATGATTTAAAAGCAATAAAACGATGAATTTATTGCATAAAACGCAACATAAACAAATTCAAAGTGCACTATTGTAGATATGTGCACGGAATATCAGAAAGGAGCCGGAACCTATCCGGATAAAAGGCGCGCCGGGTTCCTTTTGAAGAAAATGATACATGGAGAATTGATAGTTGACAATTTTGCCGGTGGGGGCGGCGCTTCCACTGGTATAGAAATGGCAACCGGATACAGTGTTGATATTGCAATCAATCATGATCCAGAAGCAATTAAGATGCATAAGGCTAATCATCCGAACACGAAGCATTACTGTGAAAACGTCTGGGCAGTTGATCCAGTAAAGGCATGCAATGGGCATCCGGTTGGACTTGCCTGGTTCTCACCAGACTGTAAGCATTTCAGTAAAGCAAAAGGTGGAAAGCCAAAGGATAAAAATATCAGAGGTCTTGCATGGGTAGCTTGCAGGTGGGCGGGACTTGTCCGACCGAGAGTCATCATGCTTGAAAATGTGGAAGAGTTCAAAACATGGGGACCATTGAACAGAGGGCACCATCCGATCAAGGCAAAGCAGGGAAAAACATTTGAAAAATTTGTACAGCAGCTTAATGATCTGGGGTACACTGTAGAATTTAAAGAACTGATTGCTGCCGATTATGGCGCACCGACCATGCGAAAGAGATTCTTCCTGATTGCAAGGTGTGATGGCAAGCCGATTGTCTGGCCAGAGCCGACACACGCACCAGCAGACAGTGAAGCGGTAAAAGCAGGACTAGTGAAGCCTTATGTTGGAGCATACACGCAGTTGGATTTTTCATTGCCCTGTCCAAGTATCTTCGATACTTCGGAAGAAATCAAGGAGAAATACGGCATCCGGGCAGTAAGACCACTGGCACAAAAGACGATGGACAGGATAGCCAGAGGATTTATAAAATTCGTTTTGAATAATCCAAAGCCTTTTATCATTCAGTGTAATCATGGCGGTGAGCGTAGACCGAATGATATCAGAGAGCCGATGCCTACCATAACCGGAAAGCACGGGTACGGGATTGTGGAGCCGTATATGGTGCAGATCGGGCAGACAGGATTTGCAAAAGACCGAAGTAAGGATGTTAGAGAGCCGCTTACAACGATTGTGAGCAAAAATGAGCATTGTCTGATTGAACCAACGCTTGCACCATACATGGGAAAGAATACGACAAATCATCCGGGCGGAAATTGCAAAGATCCGATACACACAATTACAACTGGCAATCAGCAATGTCTTATTAGTCCTACGTTGATTCAGTACCATTCAGAAACTTCAAAAGATGGAGTAAGAGGGCAGGCTATAAAAGATCCGATCATGACAGTTGACAGCTCAAATAGATATGGGCTGGTCACATCGTTTCTGCATAAGTACTATGACGGAGGATATAAAGGTGCTGGGGAAACAGTAGAAAATCCGCTTCCGACAGTGACCGCATGGGATCATAACAGCGTTGTTACTGCGAATCTGATTCAGATGAACAATCATTGTGACGGAAAAGATATCAGACAGCCATTACCAACGATCACGGCTGGTGACGGACACTTTGGAGAGGTCAGAGCGTTTCTGATTAAATACTATGGACAGGGAACAGGGCAGGATATAGAACAGCCGCTTGATACAGTCACAGCACAGGATCGCTTTGGACTTGTGACCATCAACGGCACTGATTACCAGATTGTGGATATTGGACTGCGGATGCTGGAGCCAAGGGAGTTATATGGATGTCAGGGATTTCCGGACGATTACATAATCGACCATGATTACACCGGCAAGACATATCCGAGAAGCGAACAGGTGCGAAGATGCGGCAATGCAGTATGTCCGCCAATACCTGCAGCACTGGTCAGAGCAAATTTGCCAGAATTGTGTGTTGCAGAGCGGATGCCAAATATGCAGATAGAAGCAGAGCAGACAGGACAGCTTCGGTTTGCCTAACCTTTAAATTTTAGAACCAGATAAAAAACCAAGCGATCATCATACCACATTCCGCAGTAGTATATGCGGCGCGGAGATGATACGGAAAGAGAGGATTGGACGGAGAAAAATGAGGATACATAAAGGTGATATCGTAAGGCATTTTAAGAGAGAAATGCTTACAACAAAGCAGATAGAGGATGAAAAAAATTTGTATTTATATAAAGTCTTGGATTACGCAAAGCATACAGAAACGGGAGAGCTGTTAGTAATATATGAAGCCTTGTACGACGGGCAGTCGATAGACTGTGATGTCCATTGTGGGGATAAATTTGCAAGACCATTTAATATGTTTATGGACGAGGTAGATCATATCAAATATCCATGTATCAAACAGAAATACAGGTTTGAAGTTATAAGTTAAGTGGAGCTTTGATCGAGAAAGAGAGGAAAAACAATGAATAAAATGAAAATCAGGATATCATTATACTTTGAAATTAAGGATTCAGAAATGTTTGGTGGAGTGGGTTCCGTTGGATATGCAGAGCGGAACATGGATTTCACAGTCACAGAAAAAAAACCAAGGATTTTTAAAGAAAGTGCATACGACTATGTGAAAAAAGCCATTGCAAACATGGCGAAAAGTTTAGGCGTGAGTGAGGAATGCATCAGGACCATCAGCAAAGAGGAATATGAGGAAAATACGGAGTACTAATGCAGTGCGAAAGAAACTTATAACAGCCATTATAACCGCAACACTCCTGATTGCCGGATGCAGTGATACAGCAAATGTCAGTGCGGGACAGGATAGGACGATGGTAGCTGTAGAACATCATGACAATAATTACTGGATATGGAGAGATAAGGAAACCGGCGTGATGTATATAAGCGCAGGATTTAATTTTACAGTCATGGTCAATGCAGATGGTACACCGAAGATCTGGCAGGGAGAAGAATAGGAAAAGAAAGTTTTAGGGGGGAATGTGCGTGGATGAAAAAGAAATATACGAGATCTGCATGAGCGTGGACAGCATCATAGCTGACAAGCTGACAGAATCAATCATTATTGGGACCAGTTACGACATGCTTGAAGCACACTACGGCATTCTCCCAATCAGCAGGCGGAGTTTTTACAGGAGAAAGGGCACAGCGCAGAGACTTATGCGGCAGAGGATGACGCATCTGGTGGAAGAAAAGAACGGACAGTATATGATTGTATGGGGAAGAGAGGAATAACAGCCTCTCTTTTATTATGCCCTAAAGTTGGCACAAATCCATGCTTGACCTGTCTTATAATTATGATATGAGGAAAGGACTATGCCATGTATAAAACACAGAGAAATTACGAAAATGCACAGAGGATGTTATTTAATGGAGTCGGTCAGTATGACATACCGGAGTTAGAGCCTGTACAATTTGATAATGCAGAATTTATCGGATTCAATTATGCGAGGAACGCAAAAGAACCGGAGAATAAGGCAGTACATTTCTTCCTGGATGATTACCAGTTTACCAGAGTATGGACAGACCCGGATAAGTACACGGCAATGTTGCAACGGTTTAAGTATGTGCTGACACCAGATTTCAGTCTGTATACGGATTTTCCAAAGTCGTTACAGATCTATAACCATTACCGTAAGCACTGGCTCGGCGCGTACTGGCAGATGCATGGAATTAATGTTATTCCTACGATTTGCTGGAGCGATCGGAAGTCGTTTGAATGGTGCTTTGATGGAGAACCTACACAGGGTGTTGTTGCAGTTTCTTCTGTAGGAACACAGAACAGTGAGGAAGGGAAACAGCGGTTTTTAGATGGTTATTTTGATATGGTGGAGAGATTGCAGCCGGCACAGATTATTTTTTGTGGCAAAGTTCCGGATGAGTGTAAGGGAAATATTGTACATATCAAGCAGTTTAGTGAGAAGTGGCATGAGGCGGAGGTGGCGCAGTGGTAGAGAATTTGCAGTTCTTTGGTGGCAGAGGAGCCAGTAGTGGATTAAGCGATAAAGGTAAGAAGTATGGCAGTGAATATAAAACACTATATCAGACTGGAAATATAAAATTTGTTAGTTATAACAATGGATCAGCTACAGCACCAATGGAAACCATGACAGATGGGCGAGTGTATGCAGTTGTAAATACCAAGAATGAAATAAAAAGTATCTCATATTACGATAAAAACAAGAAGCGGTATAAGCAAATTGATACAGGGCATTTACACAATGTGAACGGAAAAAAGATTGATCTGCATACACATAAGGGATATATACATGACGAAAAGGGAACGTATGAGGTAAGTCCAAAAGAAAGAAAAATGATTGAAAGAGTGCAGAGGGCATGGTATTATCATATTAACAGGTAGTAGTTTAGGAAGGAGAACACACAGCAATGTGAGGCTCCGGTGGTCAATCCGGGCACCTGTAAAAAGATACCATGTCCTTGATGGATGCGGTATCTTTTTTTATTGCCATGAAAGGAGATGATCGGTTGGCAGCAAAGAAAAATCCATTAGCTGATAAAGCATATGAACTGTATAAGAGTGGCATGAAGTTGGTGGACATTGCTGACCAGCTTGGGAAACCGGAAGGAACAATCCGCAGATGGAAAAATACATATGACTGGGATAACGAACGTTCGGATTGTAAAGCGAACGAAAACGAACGTCCAAGACGAACGAAAGATAAGAAAAACGGGAAGAAGTTGACGCCAAAGCAGGAAGCATTTGCTGCTGAATATATTAAGAACGGTGGAAACGCTACGCGAGCAGCAAAGGATGCGGGATATGCAGAAGCGAGAGCAGCTATCACAGGATGCGAGAATGTAAGGAAAAGTAATATTTCGGAAAGTATCGCCGAGCAGATGGAGCGTATCGAGAAAGAACAGCACCGTGACATTATGAGTCTTGCAGAAATACAGGAACGCAGAAGCATGATAGCAAAAGGTATGTTGAGGGATGGAGAGGGATATACACCGGAGTTCAAGGATCAACTTAAGGCAATGGATGGACTGGAAAAAGCACTGACAATAGCAGAAAAGCAGAGAATTGAACGGGAGGAGAAAGAAAAGCGGGAGAAAGCACCTCTGTGGACGATACCAATCACAGACATTACTTCCGATTTTGTGGAAATCTACCGAACAGTGCATGAAGCATTTGCCGGGGAGATAGATGTGCATGAGATTGTATCTAAGGGCGGTCGTGGTTCTATCAAGTCCAACTTCTGGGGAGACCTAGCATACGAGACCATCCGGCAAGATCCACAGGCACATATTGTATATACCAGACGATACAAGGTTGACTTGCGTGGATCTGTTTATAACCAGTTCATGAAGACTGTGATCCGGTACAATGATCTGGATAACTGGGATTTCAAACAGTCTCCTATGTGCGCGGTGTATAAGCCGACCGGACAGACGGTTATGTTCGTGGGAGCGGATAAGCCTATCAGTTTAAAATCGTTTAATGTTCCATTTGGATATGTAAAAATGCTGATCCATGAAGAATGTGACGAAATGGCAGGCGTGGAGCAGATGGATAATATCGAAGATACATTTCTCAGATCTGATACGCCAGCGTTGGATATCAAGATATTCAACCCACCGAAGAGTAAGAACAACTTCATGAACCAGTACGTGGAAGAGTGCCGGAATAAACCGCAGACCAGGATTTGCCACAGCTATTATTACAATGTGCCGGTGAAGTGGCTTGGTAAACGATTCTTTGAGCGTGCGGAGTGGTTCAAGGTACATAAGCCACTATATTACCGCAATAACTATATGGGCGAAGTAACCGGTACTGGTGGTGGCATCTTCGACAATGTAGAAGAGCGGACCATCACGGACGCAGAGATAGAGAATCTGCCATTTCTCTATTATGGCCTGGACTTTGGTTTTGAGCACCCGCAAACATTCGAGGTTGCCTACTATGACGAGGACACAGATACATTGTATTGCGTGTCGGAGGTATTTGCCAAGCGGTGCAAGAACAGCGCATTTGCCCGAAAGATTAAGGAATACATTACAGAAGAGATCATATGTGACTCGGCGCGCCCGGATGCCATTGCAGAGCTGCAGGATTGGGGATTTAATGCGATCGGTGCCAAAAAGCGTTGGGGTTCCGGCAAGGGAAGGGATTATTGCTGGGAATGGCTGCAGCAGACCACAAAGATTGTGGTTGATCCGGAACGATGTCCGCACCTTGCGCATGAGCTTACAACCTTGGAGCATGAGCAGTTGGCAGACGGTAGCTTTTCGGATGCTTACCCGAAGATTGGTGAGGACTGTACAATGGCACTGATCTACGGATTGAACCGCGTGATTATGGAGAGTCGGCGCAATAATGGACTGTATGATGACGAGATAGACGAAGATGAGGAGGAAGAGGACGATGGAGAATATGAAGATTAATGTTCTCGGAACAGAATACAAAATTGAGACACACAAAGTATCAGAGGATAAGTATCTGGAAGAAAATAGCTTAGCCGGTTATTGTGGCGAAGAGGGCAAATTGATTGTTGTTGCGGATATGTCAGAAGAAAAATACTTTGACCTGAGTGAAGAAGAACAGAAGTCATACAGGAAAAAGACGTTGCGCCATGAAATTGTGCATGCATTTTTGAACGAGAGTGGATTATCAGATTCTTCAAACCAGTATAATGGCGGTTGGGCAAAAAATGAGGAAATGGTTGATTGGCTTGCTATTCAGTGGCACAAGATAGATGAAGTATATAAACAGCTTGGCATTTAAGGCGGTGGTTGCATGAGATATTATGTTGTGGTGGATAAAGATACAAGAGAAGTGATTGCGTGTATTTCAGATTCCGGCAAGGATAATATTCTTCGGAAAGACGTTGATTTAAAAGCATATGACGGTACAGAACCAGTATTTACAAAGACAGATAATGGAGTATTACTGAAAGATAATGCATTTACTATGAAATTGTAGGGCGGTGGCATATGAACATATTCACACGAGTAAAGGAGTTTTTCATGAATTTATTTAAAACAAGTGCGGAAAAAGAATTTAATGTTGATATTATTTCTTCTGATCTGATGGAGATTGCGCAGACTGAGTGGCAGAACATCATCAAGGGTGTACCGTATTGGCTGAAAAAGAACGTGCGCACGATCAATTTTGCAAAGTTTCTCTGCTATTACACCAGCAAAAAGACCTGTCTGGATCTCAATGTGACGATCAGTGGCAGCGACAGGGCGGATTATATCAATCAGTGCATTGGTGCAATGATCCAGAAGTCTATCCGGGATAAGGTAGAGGATGCCTGTGGCGCGGGCGGCATTATTTTTAAGCCGAGCGGTACATATAATCCGGCTGGAGCAATCGACTATGTAATGCCAGGCAGCTTTGCAGTGACAGAGAAGAACAGCAACGGGGATATCCTTGGGGTTATATTTATTGACCGGCAGATCAAGGGAGATAATTACTATACCAGATTGGAGTATCAGCACTTTACATCTTCAATCTCTGACGATGGAGAAGGAGTTGGAAGAACATACACCATTGAGAATAAGGCTTTCAGATCAAAGGGCAGCGACAGTCTGGGGCGCAGCATTGCATTGGCAGATGTACCGGAGTGGAAGAATATACCGGAATCAGTCACAATCTCCAATGTGAAAAAGCCATTGTTTGGGTATTTCAAGATGCCGTATAACAACACCATTGACTATACATCACCGGAGGGCGTGGCAGTGTTTGCAAATTGTATCGAGGAACTGCGCAATCTGGATGTAGCTTGGAGCAGGAAAGATGATGAAGTCGATGATTCGCAGCATATTACATTTATTGATGAAAATGCATTGATGAAACGCGATAAGAATACTGGAGATAAGGAAAGACTTGAACTTCCAAGATTTGTAAAGGGATTGAGGATGGGGGTTGAAGCTTCTAATACGGTTAATGAACATGTATCAACACTGTTGACAGAACAGAGAGTTGCAGATATTAATTCCATTTTATCTATGATATCAACCAAGGCAGGATTCTCACAGGGGCAGTTTGTTCTTGATCGCAAGACAGGGATCGCCACAGCAACGGAGATTGAAAGTGACGACAGCGAGACCGTGGAGACCATCACAGATATGAGGAATGCACTGAAATCTGCGATCAAGGATCTGGTATATGCACTGGACAAATACTGCGATGTATTTTTTAATATGCCGAGCGGGTACGTCAACGCACTGGATGAAAGTGTAGCGGATGAAGATGTATTTTATTTTAAGGATCTGCTGGCATCGTTTGAACAGGATCGAACCAGAGCATATCAGCTTATGATGAATGGTGTATACAGTAAACGAAAATACCTCAAAGAATATGAGGGATTTAATGATAAAGAGATTGATGAGATGTTTGCGGAGTGTGACGAAGAAAATGCAGGGGAGGACAAAGGCGGACTGTACGGGGAGGAATAAAGATGGTGCTAAAAATAATCATGCTCTTATTTTGTGTTTCATTTATAGAAGAAATGGATAAGGCAAGGAAAAAGAAAAAAATATGTGACACAATTTACTGGGGATTTTTAATGGTAAGTGCGGCGATTGCAGTATGGGGGATGTAAATGAGGTACGACAGGACCGTTGGAAACGTAAATATAAGGCTTGATACAAGCAGAATTGACGGAAATCTTAGACGCGCACAGGATAAACTGGACATGCAGGTCTTGAATGACATGATTCCATATATGCCGTTTCAACAGGGATCTATGGTAGGAGCGACGAATATTATTGAACCTGGATTGATTGAGACGAATGTGCCATATGCGCATTATCAGTATATGGGAGAATTGTATCTGACAGAGGATGGAAGATCATGGGCGCGCAGCGGAGAAAAGAAATATCCAACTGGCAGGCCATTGCACTACGATGCGAACGGGCATCCGAAAGCTACGGATCATTGGTTTGAGAGAGCGAAGGAAACACATGGTCAGGAATGGGTTGATTTGGTTAAGAGAGAGGTAGGAAGAGGATAATGTTAACGCCGGATTTTTTTTACGGAAAATCAGATAAACTGATAGAAATGTATCAGGAACTGGAAGATTGGATTATCAGTGATATAGCAATGCGTTTGATAAAATCCGGGGAAATGTCTGGCACTACTGATCGGGAACTTTGGAAACTCCAGCAGATGGGATTGCATCATACTGAAATTGTAAAAAGAATTTCAAAAATGACAGGAAAGAGCAGGGACGAAGTGCGGCGTTTATTGCGTGATAGTGTTATGACATCATTCTCTGATGATGCAGAGGTTTTAAAACGGCTTGGAGATGTTCAAACACCTTTGCAAAATAATGCAGCCATCATGGCAATGAATGCCGAAATGATGAAAACATTCGGAGAATTGAATAACCTTACGCGGACAACTATGTTGCAGACGCAGAGAGATTTACTCAATATGCTGAATGAGGTAGATTATCGTGTGGCATCTGGTATGCAGTCGTATAGCAGTGCAATATGTGAAGTGCTTGACAGATATGCACAGAGCGGCGTTGTGATTGATTATCCAACGGGTGCCAGGCGTTCTTTAGAAGCGGCAGTGCGTTGTTGTGTTGTTACTTCTATGAATCAGACGGCTGCTCAGGTAACTAATCAATACATAGCGCAAAAAGGAATAGAGTATGTTCTTGTATCGGCACATATGGGAGCACGGCATAGCAAAAAGTTCCCGGATGGAATACCATCACACGATCATTGGCAGGGAAAAGTATATAAAATCGTCGGGAGTGATAAAGACACACCAAATCTGTTAGATGCAACCGGATACACCGTAGATCCAAAGACAGGACAGGGAAGAGTTGTAGATCCTCTTGGACTGCATGGATATAATTGCAGGCATTCCCATAAGCCGTGGGATAAGTCTCTGCGAAATCCTTATGTTGATGCAGATGGAAATCCTAAAATTAATGTGCACGAGAGCCAGGAATTGTATGAGAAACAACAGCAGCAGAGATCAATGGAGCGTGCTATTCGGCAGACCAAGCGCGAATTGCTGGCAAAACAGGCAGAGTTAAGCGGCATAGCAGAGACTGATGTAAAAGATATGTTGCAGCCACAATATGATAAACTTGCTTATAAACTGCGGATACAAAATCAAAAATATAAGCAATTCTGCGCGGATAATGGATTGCAGACACAGGCTGATAGAATCAAGGTTGCAGGATTCAAGAGGGCGCAGTCGGCAAAGGCGAACGGCAGGGCAATGGCTTATAGCAATTCTGTCAAAGTTCCGATGGAAAAAGCGAAGAATGTGGGTTATACTAAAAGAACAAAGAAAGAACTTGAGCAGACTGCACGACAGATAAAGGATGAGATAACGCAATACTCTGATAGACCGTCGAAATGGAGTGGGAATATTATTGTTGATAATTTAATGATGTCTGGTGGAACATTGGGGGCAAAAGAATGGTCCTGTGATATTTCTCTTATTGATACGGCTGACGATGGAACCATATGGCATGAAATGTTGCATTCGTGTTCTTGTAGTTATTATAGGCATGAGGT